CCGTGGCATCGGCCTTGGGGGGCTCCGCAGCCGATGCCGCCGGTGTCACAGGCTGTGCCGCGGCCTGTGCAGGAGCTTGTGTAGAAGCCGGTGCAGTGGCTGTTGGTTCCGCGGCCGGAGCCGCGGTCGGCTTGGCCAGGGCGGCCTGGGTATTGGCCAGCCATTTCTTGTTGTTCGCCACCGTGCCGGCGCCGTGGACCTCCGGGTGCTGGTCCTTGATGAAGAATTCGTTGCCGCCGACCTTGCCCACGCTGGTGGAATTGGTCCGGGACTTGTCCGCGCTGGTGCTGCTGGCGAAGTCGGTCGCCAGCTTGGCATAGTTGGTGCCGCGCTTGTGGGCCTGGTCGATCTCGCCGAACAGCTGCTTGCGGAATTCCGGGTCGGACTTCACCTTAGCCAACGCGGCATCGTACTTGGCCCGCTGCGCCGGGTCGTTCATGGCTTGGTAGTACTTCGGATCGATCACATCGCTGACCGGCCGGCCGTTGGCGACGATGCGGTTGGCGGCTGCCTCATGCACGGCGATGCGGCCTTCCCTGGAATTGTTATCTTCGGTGTAGGCCGCCGCGGCCATTTGCTCTTTGGCCGATGGATTGCTGTCGAGGTACTGCGCAACGGGCTTGCGCTGCTCGGCCAGCACGGCGCTGCCGCCTTGCCGCGGCTGCGCGCCGGTGGCTGGTGCCGCGGCTGGTGCCGCGCCTGGAGCTGCCGCGGCTGGTGCCGCGCCTGGAGCTGCCGCGGCCGGTGTCGTCATTGTCGGCTTGCCGGCCGCCATCGGTGGCTTGCCGGCCAGGCCGCCGGTGTTTGCTGTCAGACCCGGGAATAGCTTGGCCTGCTGTGGCGTTAGGCCGGTCTTCCACGACCCGCCGGCCATGCCGATACGGTCACCGGCGAAGTCGTGGTGCATCTGGTCGAGCGAACCGTACTTGGAGGTGTCGCCGGAGAAGTAGCCACCCCAGCGGTGTTTGGCGGCCAGTTCGGGATAGTTGGCTTCCAGGTACTGGTGGTAGCCGTTGGCGTAGTCCTGGTAGGCCGCGAACGTCTTCGGATCATTGGTCCGGTAGTTCTCCAGAGCCTTACCCGTGCTCTTATCGATCAACTGCATGTCGAAGGCATTGCCGCGGCCGTGTTCGCGCGGGTCGCCGGGGCGGTTGCCGGAGGTGAACTGTGCGGTGTGCGCGCCGTCCGCCTTGCTGTTGTAGATCTGCGCCCACTCTTTGGCCGATTGCGCGATCTGCGGATTGACGCCGGCCAAGTCGTTACCCCTGGCCAGGGATGTATTGCCGGACAGCCTGGCTCGGTTGGTGCCGGGCGGCGCTGCGGCCGTTGGCGACGCGGGGCCGACCGGCCCCTGCTGTCGCTGCTGGTTGCGGAGCATCTGTTGCAGCGCACTGTCCGAGGCGCCCTTGAATATGGCGCCGAGCGTGGCGCCGGTGCCGTCGTCGGCCTGGCCGTGCGGCGCTAGTGACGCCGTCATCCGGCCGGCCAGGGTCGGCACCTGGAGTGGGGTGGCCTCGTCGACCTTGATCTTGCCCAGTCCGCCACCCTTGAGCAGCCCTTCCAGCACCTGGGTGGTCTGGCTTGGCGGCGTGCCTGGCGGGATCACACCCAAGCTGATGCCGAGCTGGTGCATGGCTGCCGTGGTGTCGGCGCCAAACATCGGCGTCTTGCCGGCGATCATGGCTTGCCTGGACTTCTCCCGCTCCAAGGCCATTTCGTCCATGTAGGCCATGCTATTGCCTCGGCCCCACCGGCATCCCCTGGGTCTGGGGCGAAGACGCGGCGTTCATGGCGGCGCGCAGGTCACTGATGCTGTAATTGCTCTGATAGGGCCGGCCTTCCAACGCATTTAGCGCGGTCGGCGATTGCATCATCCGGCCGCCAAGCATGCGCCGGAACGGCCCTAACAGATAGCCAAGCGTGCGGCCTGCTGTGGGCGCCCCGGGTATCCCGGTTGCGCTGCCGACGGCGTGTCCGATTTCGCCAGCGCCCATTGTTACCGGGATATCCCGGTTGATGGCGCCCATCGTCTGACCAAGACCACCTTGTCGGGTCGGCGCGTTCAGTGCTCGGGCCACCGTGGCGATGTCCAACGCCCGCTGCTCTTGCCCACCAAACAGGATCGGACGTGATTCAGAACTCATACCTTCGATGCGAGTCGCCAGCTGTCGCGGCGCTGCCGCGCCCCGGTTCGGGTTGTTGATGGTCTGGTTTCCGATGTGGCGGATGTAGTCGCCGATGATGTTGTCGAGCGAATTAATCGGCTGTTGTGGTGTGCGCGGGGTTGCCACGGTGGCTTCCAGCATCCGCAGCCGGGTCGGATCCTGTTCGCCTTGTCTGAGATAGTTGGTCCCCGCGGTCGGGTTGTTTTTAATATCGGCCGTCAATTCGGTTAATTGCTTGTGCGGCCCGCCCACTGGGTTCTGTTCGGTGCCTTGGTCCATTGCGGCGGCGTAGCGTTCCTGGGTGCGATCGAACTCGGCCGGTGAAACGCCGCGGCGAATGGCGGCGTCCCGCATCACGGCCGTAGCCGCGTCTTCGGTACTGCCGGCGTAGCGGCTCGGTACCGGATCATAACCTTCACCCGCATTGCGGACGTTGGTGCGGAAGTCCTTCACCTGGTTATAGGTGCCGCTGGTATCGGTGATATCGCCGGTAACCGGATCACGAGGAAACCGGGATTCGGTCCGGTTGATGCGCGTGTCGATCGGAACGGCCGTGGTGGCATCGGTTTCGGCTGAAAGCCGGCGCATCCTGTCGAGGATGGGTTGCCAGTCGATCGGGGTATTCGGGCCGACCCGCTGCATCAGGCTCTCTTGCGGCGCCGACACTCGCGCCTTCAGTTCGTTGGCGCCCTGCCGGGCCGCCTCGCCCAGGGCCGAGCCGATTTCGCCAGACGACGGCGTCGGGTTCAACGAACCCCGGGCGTCAGCCATAGTGTTGTAGGCCGCGCCGGTCTGGTCGATGGCGTTCATGCGGCGGTTTTGCGTGAAGTTGGAGGCGCCCCAGCGGTTGGCGTTGCTGTTTTCCCGCATCCGAACGGTGTCGTTGCCGAGCGCGCTGGCCGGCAACTCGACGCCGATATTGCGCGCCGCCTGCGCGGTGGCCGCGGCGTCCGGGTTGTTCATGCCGCGGTACTTCCAGTCGATGTAACGGCTTGGCATCTCTGCGCTGGCACTGGCGCCGTGGGCGCCCAGGACGCCGCCGATCAGCGCGCCCGTCTCCGGGTCGAGGCCGAAGGTGTGAGCTACGTTGGCGCCAACCTCGCTGCCGTAGTGTCCGGTCACTGTCGGTACGGCGGTTTTGGTGGCGAGACTGCGCATTATGTCGAGTATTGCCGAGCCCGCCGTTTTCGCGGCCATTCCAGCCTTGAGCGCCGCCGTGCCGCCGCCGCCGAGCAGTGCGCTGGCGCCGCCCTCCAGCAGCTGCCGGGACAGGCTGGCATCCGGCGCCATCTCCTGGGCGCCGAGCATGCTCAGTACCTTTGGTCCCAGGTACGGCACCTTGGTCGGCGGCATGAATCCCGCTCGGGATCCGGCGTTGAGCCCGGCGATGATGAGGTCCGGGATGCCGGTCAGTGCGCCGACGCCGACGCGCGCCGCGGTGTTGTAGGTCGAGTTCGGATCGCCGGGCGGACCGGCCGGTGCCTCGGTTGGTGCCGTTGCATCCGGTGCAGTCGCCGCGGCGGGCGGTGCGGCTGGTGCCGGCGGCGGCTCGTTCGGCGTTACGACAACTGTCGGCAGCGGCTCTTCTGGATTGCCACCTTCGCCGATGAGCTGCTTGAATTGTTCGGCCTTCGCCTTGAACTCGGGCGTGTCCTTGAGGTGTTGATTTTGAGTAGCCCACTGAACCAGGCTGTCTGCGGTTTCGGCCATCGTCAGCCCCCGAGTCCGAATGCATTCTTACCGCGTTCAATAACTTGCGGAGGTACGGTCGACGGTGTTGCGGGCGGTGCTACCGTTGGCGGTGGCACCGGCCGCGGTTGGGTTGCGAGTCTTCTTCCAGCGCCCGGACCGCCCGTCGTATCAGTCTCGTTTTGCACAGACATCGCCCTGGCGCGATCGAATGGCACCATCGGTACCAAATCGGGGATCACCGCTTTTGGCGCGAGTTGGGCGTTCGTTGCCGCCTGGGTGAAGAACTTCTGTTTCATTTCCGCCGCTTGCTGAATACCGGCCATGTGGCGTTGCATCGTCTCGATGATGTTGGCGCGGGTACGTGAATCAAGACCCTTGCCGCTGGCCTGGCCGAGCATGGTTTGAAATTGCTCGGGCCAGCTTCCAACCTGGCCGACCATTTTCACTTCGGCGTCCCGGACGCCGGTCAGGCTGTCCAGCAGCTTGACGAAGCCGTAAACGATATCGAGGTCGGCAGCTTTGTTGCCGGTGTAGGCTGATTGCACCGCAGCATTCCAAGTCGTTGCCGCGGTGACATAGTTTTTGATCTCCGGCTGCTCGGCGTATTCCTTGCGCAACTCAACCGCGCTGCCCGGCAATTGTCCGACAACGCGATCGGCATTGTAATCGACGGGTTGCGGTGTCGTCGCCGCGCTGCCGGGTGCCGCCACGCTGCCGGGAGCCGCAGCCGCAACATCACCACCCACTGCGCCGGCCGGCAGCATCTTCACCACCCAAGGCGGGATCGGAGTCTTCTGCACATATTTTATGGTTTGATTACCGCCGGCGCCGGGTTCCACGGTGCGTTCTGGTTGGTAGGCGGTGGTGACCAGTTGATCGATCGTTGCCGCTTGTTCCGGCGTAGGAACACCGCCGCGCAGGTTGTTGGCGATAATGGAGAGCCGCTGGATCGCGCGCTCTTTGTTCAGTCCTTGGGTGTTGCTTTGCGGGCTCGCGACGACAAGCGACTCGCCCGGCTGAAGGATGCCGCCCGGTCCCATCAACGGACGACCCGTGGCGATTTCGGTTCTGTTGTTATTCGAGGTTACCGACCTTCCCGTCCATCCTCCATCTTTGTCCATGACGTCGAAGGTGTGCGGGGTTGCCGTGCTCTTCTCGGCGTCGGTCATGAACTTGTGGTTTGCCAGGAAGTTCAGCCGATTGCGTTCGTTGACGTCGGCTGGCACCCCGCTGCCGCCGACGATGGCGGACGCGATCAGCGGTCCGTATTCGTCGGCCTTGCCGAGCATCGTCTGCTGCCGGTACGCCGCTATCGCCAGTTTGTTGTAGGAGTCCAGCTGCGCCTGCTGGCGCGGGTCAATGAACTTCTCTTGCGTGGTGTACGACGGCAGCACCGTCGTATCGCCGATCTGCGCGGTATCCCCAACATCAGCTGGGTTCACCGGCCCCTGCGGCTGGAATTGGACGTCGCGGATACTCGGTTCCACTGTCTTTTGCAGGGTGTCAGGGAACGCCTTGAAGGCCTCCTGTCCGGCGTTCCATTTCTCGGTGGCGCGTGCCCGCTCCTCGCGTGCCTTCAGGATCTCCTCGACCGCAAGGCTGTTGTGCAACGCCTTGCCGGGCGCATTGCCGATGTCGGTGACGATGCCGCTTAATGCATTACCCAGCGAAGGATCTTGTTGAAACCGCAGGAAATCCGAGGCCATCAGGCGCTCCCCATGCTCGATGCCAGCGTGTTGCCGAGCCGCTGGCCCGTGAACTGGGCGCCGGCGGTTGCCAGGCCGCCGGCCGAGCCACCACTGTACTGCGCGATGTGAATGGGTTCGACCGATTTGGCGATGTTGTAGGCCGACAGGTCGCCGGCGCGCTCGTTGCCGGCCAGGCGGATGTCCTGGCCTGCAGCATTGAAGATGGTGTTGGCGCGGTTGGTCAGGCCGTACTGCGAGCCGCCGTAGGACTGCACGTTGGCGAGCGCGGCGATGCGCTTGCGCGCCTCGACCGCGGCCTGCTGGATGCTGCCCTGGATCTGGGTCTGCATCTCCTGCGAGCCGCCCTGCTGGCCCGAAAACATCGCGCTGGCGAGCGCATTCGGATCACCAGCCGCCTGCTTGGCAATGTCTTCCGGCGTCAACGATGTCGTCAGCCGGTCAGCTTCCTTGCCTTGCGCCAGCGTCTGGTTGGCGGCGCTGAGCTCGTCGAGCGAGCCCTGTCGCGCCGCTTCGGCGTTCTGGCGCAGGCTCTCGTCGCGGGCCTGGAAGTCCTGCGACTGCTTGCGCTGGTAGGCGACCCATTGATCATTGGCAGACTGCTGCTGGCTCGCCATGTCGGCTTGCTGCTGCATGTTGTACATCTGCATGCCGATCGAGAAGCCCAGGCCAATGATCGAGATCGGGTCGCACATAAGCTTAACCCTGCGTCGTAGTGATGTTGCCTTGGCCACGGCCACTGGCAGCGGCGAGCTGACGGTTGGCTTCGGACTGACCGACCGCCGGAGCTATTGCCGAGCCCAGGCCGATCGCGATCGGCTTGAACATATCACCAAGCGCGCTGACGTTCGGCTGCTGCAATTGGGCGTTGGCCGCGGAGTTCGCCGCGGTGTTGGCGGCGACGGTCGGGTCTTCGGTGGCGTACAGCTGGTTATAAGCCTGCTGTTGCTGGGCCGCGATCGACTGACGCAAAGCCGCCGTATCAGTGTCGGCTTTGGCGCGTAAGCCTGCTTCATTGACGCCCTGCTGCTGGGTCAACTTGTTCTGCACGAAGCCGGCGGCGCCGGAACGTAACAGTCCAGCTCGAGCCAGGTCATTCTCGGCGTTACGTTTTGCTTCAGTGTACTGGGTACTCAGCTGCGGCAGCGTGTAGTCCAGCTCGGCGTTCTTGTACTTGTCGTAGAACGGATCGCCGAAGTTGTCGTTACCAAAGATGTTATCGATCGCGGTCTTGCCCTGGTTGAGCCGGGCCTGGCGCGCGTTCTCTTTGTCTTTGGCTTCCTGTGCCTGCTGCATCTGCAGCTGCACGGCTTGGTTATTTGATGGTCCGCTTTTGCCACCCATGTCACACCTGTGTATTTGTTGTATTGGGATCTTTTCCGTAATCTTCCCAGAACTTCGGCGGCGTCAGTACAGCCTTCTTGGCGACGTCTCCGGTGGTGTCCTTGGTCGTCTCAGTGCCGGACACGCCTTCGGCCGGCGCAGTAACACTGGTTACGGTATCCTGCGGCTTCGCAGTGGCGGCCGCGGCGGCTTTCTTGACGTCGATGTTCGACTGAATCTTGGACATGTCGACCGGCGCCGTGTTGGCGAGCGTCTTCGTTGCTTCTTCGACTGTCGAATTGCCCGACTTGTCGACGGGTTGCTGGTAGTAGTTGCCGCCGCCGCCACCCTTACCGCCCATGTCACACCTGCCCTGTTAGGTTGGTGGGATCCGCAACGGATTGCGCCAGCAAGTCGCCGGTTGTTTTCATGGGATCCTTTGTCACTTCCACCTGGCTTATCGCCTCGCCTGGCGAGATCGGCGAAATATCAGGCGGCGGTGCCGCCGGCGGCGGTGCGTCTGGTGGCGGCGGTGGCGGCGGTGGCGGCGGTGGCGGCGGCGCTTCGGGTGCAGCTGGCAGCGGCACGTCAGGCGCCGGCGGCGGCGGGGCGGTCTCCGTCTGCATCTGCTGATTGCTTCTGCCTTTGCCGCCCACGTCACACCTGCCCTTTGTTTACCGTTAGGCTGTCGCCGGACGATTGCTTTAGTTGGTCTTGCCACATCGCTGGCGCGATCGATTGCGCCATGAGGTTGCCGGTCGGTTGTTTGGTGTCCGGTGTGGTCACCGCGTGACCTGGCGATATCGGTGAAACATTAGAGGTCGGTGGCGGCGCCGCGGGCGTGGCCGGCTGTTCTATCGCTGGCGTTTCCGCTGCGGCCGGAGCGGCCATAGGCGCGGCTTCGGGTGTGGGTGTGGGCGGGTCAGCAGCCGCCGGCCAGTTCGCTGGCAGTGGCTGGCCAAAGAAGGCGTGCATGACATTCTGGTTCGCTGCCGTGACGGCCTCATCCTGGGTCATCATCTGGCCGTTGCTGCCGGGAGATTTTCCACCCATCAGAGTTTCTTTCTGAAGATCATGCCGACCGGCTCGGCGCCGAAGTGCCGGCCGATCATGTTCATGAGGGAGTTCTGCTCCTTCATCCCCGAGCAGATGGGAAAATTCATCACCTTGCAGCCATCGGCGCGGGCCAGCGTGATGACGGTTTCGATCAACCTGCGCCCAAGGTCAGTGCGGCGATACTTTGGTATAGTGTAAGTCTCGTCCATCACCGCCATTGGTTCAGAGAACACACCGAACACATGGTATGAACAGACACCTACCATTTCATCGCCGTCCATCGCCAGGACGTACATGGCGAACTGAGTGCCGATCGCGGCTTGCAGGTACACCCTGGTCCGCTCTTGGTGGTACTTCAGGAACTCCGACCACTTCGACAGCTCGAAGAAATGCCCCAGGAATTCGGCGACCATCGCCGCATCCTTGGACTCGCCCATGCGGATATTAATGTGCGGGGTACGCACAGTCCGCTTGGGCTTCTTGAGTTCGGTGACTGCCATATTCATCAGATAGCCATCGGTAAGAGACAAAGTCTTCGCCGTAAGTGCCATAGCCGGTCAGCGTGCCTTCGGCCTTGGCACCAATCAAACTCATGAAACGTCTGACATCGTCGCGCTTACGCATTGCCACCGCCTCGACGCGGTGGATATTCAGGTCGACTAATAGTGGCAGGACAAATCCGCGGATCTGCTTGACCATTGGTAGCACGGCGCGGCCCCAGTCGTCAGTGCCGAAGGCGAATCCGGCACCGACGCCCTGGCGCTTCTGCACCAGGCCCCACACTGCGATTGGACCGCAGTCAAAGCCCCAGGCGCAAAAAGCAAACAACTTGTGCCGCATGATCTGCACGGCGAGCTTACTGATGTCGGTGCCGGCCGCTGTCATCTCTTCGACATCGGCCGCACGCAGACCTTGCAGCACATGATCGATCATGCCCCGGTCGGCGACCGCGATGTTGATCATCCGGTCTCACCTCCCTGGTAGTGGACGATCAGGTTGGATAGCACCTGCGGGCCGATGTCCTGCGAGCGCAGCCGCAGCGACATGTGAGTGGTGTGGCCGTACAGCTGGATCTTGCCCTGCGGGAACGACGGGCCGTCGAAGATACCGATGAAGTCTTCAACCGTAGAATCTTGAACATTGAACGCGGCCGACACCTGCCACGGCACGCCGGTACAGGTGGCGTCGAGCGCGGCGAAGGACTTGAAGGTGGCGACGCCCTCACCGGCGTGGAATGGGAAGATCAGCTCGACCGGGCAATCATCATAGGTCGGACCGACGTCGGAGATGCCGCCGTAGGCGTAGACCTGATTCTTGTCGTCGCGAACCACCACACGGTTTTTGTATATGCAGGCCGCGGTGATGACGAAGCCGGCGTCGTACTCCGACCAGGCTGTGATCTTCGGGCCGGGGAAGGCCGATAGAACGTATATTTTGGATGTCAGCGGCGCATCGGGCGTGGCTTGCGAGCCGGCCATGATGATCCAGAACCGGCCGGTGACCGGCTGCAGCAGCGCGATGGTGCCGCTCATCCAGTCCTGGCCCATGCTGCGGAACAGATCCTGGAGCAGTGGATCCAGCGGCGAGCCGATGTCGGACACCGCCGCCGCTAGTGAAGAGTTCCTGGCGCGGAGCGATCTTACGCCAGACTGCGACAGGTACATCA